GTTACTCCTCTTTCTAAGAATGGAAAATCACCACCTCTAGAAATTCCTTTAACTGTAGATCCTTCACCACCTGTCAAAGATGATGCAGTTTTCTGATAGAATGACTCTGTCCAAGCGCTTCCTTTTGTGCTAGACACTAAATTTTTCATTACATATCTTTTAGCAGCAAATCCTTTAATATCTAAAGTCCAATTTTGCTTTCTTACATCAATTTCGCTAAACGTATCAACCATGTGTTACCCTCGTTCTACCTATTCCAGCACCGCCCATGATTTCTTCACAGAATCCTACAAAATTACCCAAAGCGAAATCAGCTTCTGCTGCAACATTAATAGCATTAGCACCACTAACAGCTACAGGAACACCAATTCCTACAGCTCCAGAATAATACATGTCCCATACTCCATCCATAGCACATGTAACATGAGTTAATCCCTCACCGCCTTTAAATTCTTCGATTGTAATTCCTCCAAAAGGATCATTATCTGCTGCACTTGCAGCTACTGTATTAGTTCCTGTTAATTTCATTACAGTACCTTTTGGGATTGCGGTTGCTTCTGCACAAACCCTTGTAACTAGAATTTTTGGTGCAACAATACACACAGCTGCTTCATTTGCCATGTATTAATTAGAATTAAAAAGTATTTAAATCTTTCGTTATATCGAATAACTATTCGGTTTTTTCAATATCTTTAAATTTAGAAATTTTTTCATCACAAAGTAATATTATTTTTTCGGCCATTTCAATTTGCATTTTGTTTTGAATTATTAAATTAATATTATTTGCCTTAACTTTAATCCAATCTGATCTGGTAGGATTTTTAATGTTGCTCATGTTGGATCTAACCCCGTTCCCTTATATCTTTCTTTAGCTTCTCTTCTCCATTTTTCCTCTGCAGTTTCAGGTTTTGTTTCTTGAGTTCCTGCTCTAGATCTACCACCTAATAACATTCTTGCCTCTATCTCTTGATTTTGTTTTAATATTTCTTTCGATTCTATATTTGCTTTTTCTATTCTTTCAGCATATTCTTTTGCCTGATCTATAACTGATTTTTCTGCTGGTTGATTTTGTGTTTGATTAGTTGCTGGTGTTTGTTTGTTTTGATTATCTTCTACCATTGTAATATAATGAGTGAGTGATAGTTTATAAATGTTTCTACCAATATGTTTTGCCAAATATTCTAACAGAAAAATAATAAATCCATCCTATAAAATGCAAATATTTTGGAAGAACTTTATTAATATCTTCTCTTAATTGTATGTCTGCTTCTTTTCTTGTTATGCTATGATTATAATAATAATTATCATGTTTTGCACATGCCGTGCTTATATCGAAACCAAACAAACTATCTGGAGATGATGAACAATAATCTTTTTTTTGTTCCATTTTAATTTAAATAAAATTTAAAACACCTAATTTACTTTTAATTTCTTTTTCTTCTGTTGTTAAAAAATCTCTAATATTAGAGAAAAAAACAATAAGTCCAGCAACAATAGCAACAAAGATTCCGTCTTCTGTTATGTTTCCCGTAGAGAAAGCACCTAGTAATACTAAAATACCAGCTATGAAAGAATTTATGATCTTAATCAAAATAAATTTATTTTTTTGTTTCATTTTTAATAATTCCAAATCCTTTATACAATAAATAAATTATTCCCAATGCTGGATTTAACATTGTTAACAATATTAAAATTATCCAACTGAACCATTTTTTATGCGCCATAGTTTAATTGTGCCTCTGCTAATTGTGCTCTTTGTGATGCTATGCTTAATTGTATTTTATAATCTTCTAGATTCTGTTTTGCGTTTAGTGCCCTTTCTTCTACGTCTACACCATGCAATAAAAAATATCTTAGATTTACTTGATTTAATCCGTGGGTTGTTTCTTCTAGCCTAGTTATTGCTTTTTCATATCTATCCAAATTTGATTTTACTAAATTAAAATCCTTTGTTCCATCTGCAACCATTTTAATGTCTGCAGAGAAATCTGATTCTATTTGATTTAATGTTTGCTCTGCTTCTTTTTGTTCGATACCCTTACCACCTGTAAATACACTTTGAGATAAGTCGTAAACTTTACCTATTGCTGTTCCTAAAAAATCAGTTACAGATTTGCCCACATCAGAAACACCACCGCTTAATAATGGTTTTCCGTTCATGTCCAATTCTGGAGTATTAATTTTATCTTGTTCTAATTGTTTTTGTTTTTCTAAATCTATTTGTTCCTGTTCTGCTTGTTTAACCTGTGGAGATTCTTGTAATAGTTTTTGTTTCATTCTTTCTTTTTTTGAAGATGTTATTAATTCTCTTTGAGTTATTGTCTTTAATGCTTTTTCTTCCGAGGCTGTTTGTATTTCTTTTTTTTCTTGTTCTGTTAAATTAATTCTTCTTTTGTCTGATTCTGAAATTGCCACATTGTTGTTAATTGCTTCACCGATTAACTTTTCTCTAGACATTTTCCTTGACGGGTTGTTTAATTCTCCACCGCTTCTTTTATTCATTGGAATTTTATTTGTAGGGTTTGTTTTAATTGCTGTAGTTACCGCTTTCTTTCTTGCTGCTTCTTGTTTTTTTGTTCTTTTGGTTGCCATTATCTACCTGCTCCTGCCACTAAATCGCTTTGTTGAAATTGATTAGTTCCGTCCTTTGCTTGATCAGTTTGCAAATTGTCCAGCATTGTTTGAGGTGGAATTAAATTAATTTTAAGGCCTAATTGATTATAAATTTGATCCTCTAGGAATGTTTGATTTTTTTCAAAAACTTGCTCATGTGCTAAATATTCTATCTTGCCACCGCTTTCTGTTGTCCCGCTGCTTCCGAATACTATCTGAGGAAGTCCCATTGTTCTATAGAATTTATTTTTAATGTCGTTACGCCACTCCATAATTACCTGGCTTACATTAACCTGAACTACCTCATATGACACCGCATTTTCATCATCTGGGATATAAATATTTTCTCCGTCCCTTGTTGCTGCGTCCATCTTTCCAATAAAGTTGGCAATTTTTGTAGAATCGTCTGTGCCTAACTTGAACATTATCATTGGTTTAGCTTGCCTGTGCATTATTTTTTTCATGTCGTCGAAAGATTCATATTCAGCCTTAATAATATTTTCTATGCTCTCAATATCGCTTATTCCATGTATTTGGTCGGCTAGTCTATTATTAGACAAATGTAAAATCTCTTCTGGTTTAAATTTTATAACACTCTCTCCTAAAATAAAAGATTTTATTTTATTTAATATTCCTGTTGGAACCTTACTAACCTGTTCGTATCTTAATATTAAACCTGATTCGTCAACAACTATTCTTATAGTTCCTGGATCTAGTGGTTTTAAATTTATTAATATTCCTGTTTCTTTATCTCTTATAATTTCTGCGTAAGAATCACCATTAATATATCTTATAATGTCCATATTAAATAAAACTTCCTTAAAAGTATCTTTTCCCATTCCTTTTATATGTCCTAAAATAACTCTTGTTCTGTTATCACAATCATAACCTTTACCAACATTCCAAATTGCTTTCATTATAATTGCAGATTTTAATTCTGAACATGCATTAAAATAACCCCAATATTGAGCCCACTTATAAGATTGCCATGTTGTTTCTTTTTGTGATGTTACACCATCAGTATTTAATTGTGGAATTGTAACCTCTAGAGAAGTATCGTTCGTAAAACCTGAGCTTGAAGCATTTGCAATATTTAAATTTCCCATGTTTTTTTTAAGTTAATTAAATTTATAAATCTATTCTAAAAGGAATGCTTATCTTTAATGTCTTTCCTGTTGCTGCTGCTGTTAATGGATCATGATATAAAATTACATACATCGCTCCTGTTCCTTGTTCAGTTCCAGCAAGGATAATATTTACTCTTATTTTATCCCCAATTTTAAATAAAGTGTCTGATATTGGTATTTTAAACACAACTTCTCTACGTGTTAAACTTACTCCAGGTGTTATATTTCCTGTTGTTTCAGTTCTAATAATGTTTCAGTTGTTCCATCCCATTTATAGATATTACACGTTGCACTAGACACATCTACATCGCCGGAATATTGTATTGTCCATGGAATTAAAATAATTGCATCTCCACCAATAACTCTAGGATAATTAAATCCGCTTGAATCAAAATCTATATCTAGACTATCACTTGTTCCGTCTGGAATTTCTTTTGAAGTATATTCGGAATTTGTTGGATTTTGATTAGTGTTTAGCATATAAACATTACTTCCTGAATCGTTTGTTGTTGACATATAAAAATCGACATATCCTAATCCTGTTATTATGTCCGTGAAAGAATAAGAAGCGATAGCCTCTTCTCCGCTTTTTCTGTATTGTATTGGAACTCCCATTTTAATTCAAACCCATGAAAGATTTTGTTGGGTCCTCTTTTAATATTGCTAAGTTTAACATGGCCCTGTCCCTTAAAACATCTAGCATAGTTTCTGCCTCTGCCTTTCTGGTATATCCTGACATGTCTTGGATTATTACATACATAGCACAAATACATGCTCCTGTATCTACCAATAAATATTTTACTTCTGCTGTTAATGCCGCATATATTGCGGCTGTTATTTTTACTCGTATATAACAATTAATATAATTTTCTACTCCCAAAACATAAACATCAGTAGCAGCAACCGCTTTTGCTGTTGCGTTTGCATTTATTCCTGCTCTTGCTTGAATGTCTGCATTTTTAACGAAAATACCTACGTCTGCCATATTAATTATAAGCACACCATATATTTAAACTTTTATCTTTGTCTGCGGCCCATACTGCACGTATTATCCCTTCTGCTACGTGTGTATAGTTCCCAAAAATCCTTAACTTTGTTGGCTCTCCATCTTTAATTATGTATTCATACTGAACAGATTTTAATGATTCTATAACATCATCATCATCCAATAATTTTAATTTATCATGTTCTCCCAAAGAAACTGTTTCCATATATAAATCTTCTTTTAGAAGTTTGGATTTACTTTGATCGTTTTTATCCAAACTTCTTGACCTGTTATTAATAGCAACTACTTTCTTTTTAGTCTGTGAAATATTTAGTAAATGATCTAAAATTGAAACTCCTAATGTTCCAGAACCTGCGTCCAAATCAATTTCTTTAAAATCATAAATTTTGTCTAATTCTATAGTTCTATCTTCTGTTTCTGTTGTTAGTTTTTTTCTTGTAATAATATTTTCTACTTGTCTTAAATCGTCTTTATTAATTTTTTTAATTATTTCAAAACTTCCATCATCTTCTCCCATTCTTGCTATATCCATTCCTAAATAATGTTTGTATTTTTTGTCAATAAATTCTGGCCTCTTTAAAACGCATATTTTTTTAATCCATGCATCCGTAAAAACTCTACTTAACTCATCTAAGAAAACTGCTAAGTATTCCTGAGCGTATTGTTTTTCAGACATTCTTTCTTTTTCTTTCTCCATGTGCTCCTTACTATGCCTTTTACAATCTTCTGCACTTACATAAAATTTAGTGTAATTATTATCTAAACTTGCTTTATAAAAATAACCTTGCTTACCGCATGGAGTTGAAGCCAAATCTTTAGAGCCGTTAGTTATTGACAACATCGGGCTTACCGAAACAAAAACCTCATCTGACATACGACTTGATTCGTCTGCCAAAATCTTATCTGCAGTATAACATCTAATCCCATCACCATTAAGGCCTGTTGGATAACACATTATTTTAGATCCGTTCCTTAATTTAATTTCGTGCTTTGTTGGCTTGTCTTTTCCTTTACTTATTAAGTGTGGGTATTCATCGTATAAATAATTCAATGTTTTTGAAAATAATGAATATGCTTGACGTTCAGTTAATGCTATTACTAAAATAGTGTAGTTCGAGTTCTCCGCTGCCAAGAATCCTGCTTTTATACTCATTGCTGTTGATTTACCTACCTGACGTCCACACAATAAAAAACAATCCCCATCAGTGTGAATATATTCGTATTGCCATTTATCAAGCGTTAACCATGGTCTTATTATGTTAAAATCTTCTTCAATATCTTTTATTTTCATTTTTTTTATTATTTTAATTATCTAAATAAAAAATTACTTCATAAGTTCCGTTCAGTTTTTTATTTAAATTAACCTCTTCTTTCTTTTTTTCTGAAATGTAACCTAATTTTGATTGAACTAAAAAAATTTTCTTTTCTTTCTCTGATATTGCTACAACATCAATAGGGCTATGACTACCAGCGCTCCTTAATGCTATGTAACCTAATTTTTTAAAATTGTTTACTATCCTTTGCTCTTTGGCTGTGCCTCTTTGATAATTTGTTTTTGGCATGCTTTTAATTAAGCTACCTTAGTATATAAATTTTTATAAAAAATATTAAAAAAATTTTTGTGCTAGGATAGCAAAAAATAATATAAATAATATTAAAGGTCGCTGCTTCGCAGCTCCCAATAATCCTTATATATTACTGGCTTAATACCTTTTCCATTTGAAATGTAGGTGCCATATGAAACGTAGGTTAAGGCCCAGCTGCTAAAAGTTATTCGGTATAACGGATAACTTTATAGGCCCGTAACGACGACTAGGGGGGAACGACGACGACGAGGGGAACGACGATGCGGAGCTAGACGGGGAAAAGAGGGGAGAGGGGTGAATTTTCCCCGTCACTGCTCCGCTTCGCGTCGCTTTGCTGGGATTTGTTAAGTTATAGAATTTGTTAAATGAGTTGTTATGTATAAACTATGTTTATACTAAGGTAGCTTAGT